ATGAGGCGCGCCGAGATGCTGTTGCTGAAGAGCCTGGCTGAGACACTGATGGCCGACCGGGACAACCGCCACGACGACTTGCAGGCGACCATGCGGCTGGCGCACCTGAGTTCGCCGGAGATGATCCTGTACATGGTCAACCGGGTGCTCGAGCTCGAAGAGAGCATCGAGCGGATCGCCGCGGTTCTCCAGAAACTCTCTGCGGACGAGCCGATGCCCCTAGAGGAAACGCCGCCCGAACCAGCCTTCGAACCGGCCCTGCAGTCCCGCGCCACCGAGACCGCGGAAACCTAGCGGCGGGCAGGCCGCTACACCAGCACCTGGCGAGTGCTGGCGATCAGCGCATGCACCTGTCGCTCCACCTGCTCCGCCACCGGCACTTCGGGCCCCCGCCCCTCCGGGCAGGGCAGGTTCGGCGTGGTGCCGAACAGCCGGCAGATCAGCGGACGTTCCTCATAGGCCTCGCAGCCGTTCGGTCCGAGATGGACGCAGTTCCACTCGGCCAGGGCGGCGTCGTGTTCGGCCTCGCTCTTCACCGGCAGGCGGGCCATCTCTTCCGACGAGGCGGTAACCGGCCCGCAGCAATCGTGGCAGCCGGGCTTGCAGGCGAAGCCCGGTATCTGCAGGCGTAATTGGTCTATCTGGCGACCGATGCAACTCATGGGAAATCTCCTCGGCGGGGGAAGGATTGTACAGCGCGGACCGGAGCATTCCGAAAGTACCGGTAAGGATGCTCACCAGCGAGCCGAATCGACCTGTTCAACCTGCGCTCTCTCCGTTCCCGGCCAGGGAAACAGCCCGGCTCCCTGTCCGCCCGCCCGTCCACGGCTATCTGCCGTCACGCCGCTCCCGAGCGCGGTAGCCCCGAGACCGCACAGGGGCGGAACGACGTGGCATAATCCGGCGATCACCTTTCGGCGACCTATCGGCAGGGCCCGGGAAGACCCGGGCCTCGGGAGAAGCAATGACCTACGTTCTCTACGGCATCAAAGCCTGGGACGCACGATAGAATTTGTTTTTCCCTATATGCATCAAGTAGTTATGACGAAAAATACCATCAAAAATCACTTCGTTTGAGAACATCCGCAAGCCAACAGAATCAAATGCTTACGGTAGCGTTTTGGAGGAAAAAAAGACCAAATCAGCGCTCTGCCTCGTAGACCGCCACGCCCCTCCCCACCGGAATCCACTTCTCCTCCGGATCACCTGGCCGACAGATGGCCACCTCTACCTCGGTGCTCTTCCCTTCTGCCGGCTCAGCCGGACGAATGGCAGCATGCCGCAGCAAGTTATCCATGCCAGGCACGAACGTGCTCTCGGAGCAATGGAACGACCAAACCCCCGCCCGATTCGCATCGTTCACTTTCCGATCAAGCTTCAGCGTCCATCCTTTCTTGAGTCGAACAACCAGCACGGCAACGCTCCACTTCATCCAAAATGCATAGTCTACCTTTACCAGCATCGTTACCACTAACCCTGATTTCGGTGGATTCGAGTTCTACGTTGAAGCTGGACAGCAGTTCGACGAATCAGCATATGAAGAAGCATACGGCGTTAGCGTTCCTTCCTCCGTGGTCGAGGAAATGAACGCTAAAGCGGCGCAGTTGAAAGACGGCGAGTGGCTTAATGTCTCGCATGAAGCCTGACGCCTCCAACCACAATCCAGACCCGCGCTACCTGCGCGGGCTGTACGAGCGAGCCGGCCTGAAGCAGGAAGAAGCTGCCAGGCGGATCGGAATCACCGCCCGCGCGCTGAGGAATTACGTCAGCGAGACTGCCGGTAGAGAGGCACCCTACCCCGTACAATTCGCGCTGGAGTGCCTGGCTAACGAGAGTTAGCCGGCACCGTGGACGACGCATCAGGCAGCGGATACCTGGCCTTGATCTCCTCGACCTTGGCGACCCAGGCGCTGTAGTCCGGCTCGGTACCGGCCTTGATCGCATCGAACTCGGCCTCGGTCTTGAGCGGATCACTTTCCAAGCGGTAGGCATTCGCCCGCGCCGCGACCGCGGCATCGTATTCAGCTTGGCGGCGATCTTCGGCCTGCTGCTCGGGGGTCACCAATTTGCTCCAGTCGATACTCATTTCGGCAGCTCCACGGGTCCGTCGACTTCCACTAGGATAGGTTCGACCTCAGCGCAGTACGCAGTCGAGATATCCGCAGTCACCTGATGGATGTAGCGCACGAAAAGGAAGTCACCTCGAACTTCCACCTCCTGTAGAGGGGTTACGCTTATGTACGCATCGGGAGGCAGGTACCCACCCGCTGCGAGCGGGGAGAAATCGTACTCTTCGCCGTCGATGGTCAACCGCAGGCCGGACACAGAAACCGAACTCACCCGCTCCTGGCCTGGCACCCCGACTTGCAGGTCAGGCTTCAGCATGAATTTCATCAGCGCCACCTCCCCGAAGCAATCACAGAGCATTCGATGAACTTCCCCGCAGCCCAGCTACCCGACACGTAGGTCGGGCGCATGACTCGGACGTTGCACGAGCTGACCGTAATAGCAGCGACGAGAACCGGCCCGAGCTGCTGGAACTGCAACGGGTTGATATCCGCCTGCTGGCCTTGGATCAAGGTGGCGGTAACATTCGGCGGCGAGAAAAAAGACATGGGGAACGTGTACTGACGGGTCAGGATGTCAACCGCGCTGAAGTCTAGACGAAGCCTCGCGTAGACGATTTGAGTACCGTCGGCAAAACGCAGGCTGGTGCCAACGTTGGTAGCCGTGGTCCCGTTCTGTTGCATAATCGCGCCGTTCGGAGCATTCGACCCATCGACAGATACCGTACCTACGAGTTGGTTATCCGAAAGCATCCGCACCCAGGGCTGCCACGTTTCAACCGCCTTGCGACGGAAGTACATGAAATCGAGAGTACGCGGGATAAGCATCTGCACAGCGGTGCTTACGTCGTACGGGTGGTGATAGAGCATCGATCCGATGGGGTTCAGAGCATCGATGCCTGGCGGCAAGTTCGAGTAAGGACCGGCGCCGATGCCATAGAATCCACACTCGTCCGGCACGGTGTTCGGGTCCGAAACGGTTCGGTTGGACGACAGGCTCTTTGGAACGCCGCCGATGTAGCTCAGGGCGTTCGCCTGAGTGGATGCCGCGATCATCGCGCGGCCGATGCTTGTCAGCGGGGTCTGCGACCAGCTGTTCGGTCCCGTCTGGTATGGAAGCTGGTCAACGCCACCGAGCAGCAGGCTGAAGTTCTGCAACCGGGGATCGAACAGGTTCGAGCGCGCGCCGGAAGCGGTTGCAGCGCCAGTGCCGCCCAGGGCAAGCGGCACCGTGTCTCCGTCGGCGAACTCGCGGAGACTGCCGTAGCCGTTTCCTTCGTTCTGCAACTTCGTCGGTCGAACATCAGCCATTGAAAAGCACCTGCAGGTTGAGAGTTGCGCCGCCGGCGGTGTAAGCCAGCAGTTGGCCGTCAGGATTCATCGTGAGCCTCAGAGTGGAGCCGTCGGCGAGATAGCCCGGCACAGCCGCGGGGATGCGGACGTTCATCGGGTATGCCACCACCACGCCCGCGCCGTTGGTGACGAACTGGTCGTAGCCGGTGCTGCGCCGGACGAAGTAGATCGCGTTCGGCTCCAGCGCGGCTGGCAGTTGCGCGACGACCTTGTGGGTCTGGAGGACGGCCATTACCAAGCCGTCCCATTCCACTCGGCCGGGATCGGCTGGCCGTTGAAGCGCACCAGGCCAGAAGCCTCACCGAACTTGTCCAGCGTCGACTTGTTCGCGTGCGTGTGCGCCTGGGAAACGGCAGTGTCGATCTGCGCCGGCGTCGAGGTCGGCCGCCCATTGATCGCGTCCCAGTTGAGCTCGACGTCCATGCTTTCGTATTCAGCAACCTTCAGCCAGGCGCTGGTCGCCGGGTTCCAGGCGTACAACGCCGCGCCGGCATCTACTGTAGGGTCCGCACTTGCGTCCTGAACAAGGACGAAAATGGCTCCCTCCGGCTCCAGGGCGTCGCGGGCGGCGATATCCGCAACGAACAGGATCGGCGTGACGGTGCCGGGCAAGCTGGCCAACGCCTCGTTGATCAGCGCGTTGATCATCGCGCTGTTGCCGATCGAGCGCGCGACTCCCGCGCTGTTCGTCAGGTAGGACTCCGAGTAGCTGCCGTTCTCGACGAAGTAGAACGAATCGGGTTCCAGCGTACCCGGCAGGGTTGCCACTTTGAAAAATCGAATCTGGGCCATTTCATCACCAATCAGTCGCGCCCCATTGGGCACCGTCTACGCCATCCCTCCCGGGAGGCCCTTGGTCACCCGCAACAACCACAAGCACATCGGCCGGCGGCGTCACGGTGACCGCGTATTCCTGCATCTCGCTGAGCACAAGCGGCTCGCAATCCACCTCGATCGCCAGCGCCCAGGGCTCGGCGGCGTCATCCATCGCACCCTCCCCCACGGCTCACAGTGATCGGCCCGCTGTAGTAGCGATGGACCGTTCCATCCGAGTAGGTCACGTCCACGTCGTAGACCGCCGCCGACCATTCCAGCGCCGCGGTAGCCGATGCCGATATCTCGCGCGAGATCGTTCCGGCGCCAGCGATCTCAAGGCCGGAGCCGAGCGCCAGCGTCATCAGCACCGTCCCATCTGGCGCATCGCGGATCTGCATCCGTACCTCGGCGCCAGTGAGGTCAACCGGTGGCTGGTAGATCAGTTGCCCGCCAACAGGCGCCAGCCCAACGGCTGACAGCAGGTTGATCTCGATCGTGTCGTCGTCGATGGATGCGATCCGGTGAGGCAATTGCCGGAGCCGAGCGCGGATCAGATCGGGCATACCCTGGACACCATCGATCCATGCCAGCCACGTGCCAGGCAATCCGTGCCCCGGGACGGTCAGCCGGACGGGAGCAGTCGGCGCGATCTGGGTGATCGGCCGGTAGACAAGGCTCGGTTGCATGATCCGCAGTGCGTCGCGGAACGTCGCCCCTTTTTCAATGCGCAGGGGTACACAGGCCGGCGTCATGCGGCTTCTCCTTGAAGTAGTGAGAGGGGCTAAACCCAACTGGTCAGATACTGGATGCACTCCGGGCCGCGAGAGAGCTCTCCGGTGATCGGGTTGCAACTGGCTCGTACCCAACGGTCTGCCGGCTCCCAGAAAAAGCCGCGCCGGTACTCATGCGCAGGCTTGCTCTTTGTCAGGGTGTCGGTAACCGTTCCAGAGGTCACGCCGCCAAGGTGCACGGCCGGCCCCTGGCGAACGCTGACGGTCGTTGTGGTCTGCCCCTCGGGATAGTCGAAGGGATCGCGGATGTGGCAGATAGCTGCGCTGTTGTTGCTCAACGCGGCGAGCCACACCTGATGCTGGTCCTGGTTGGCCAGCATGTTCTCGCCGTTCACCAGCCACTGGTAGGTCACAACGGTGTTGACGATATGCATACCTGGGGGGAATGTCGTCGTCGGCGGGGTAACCACTGGACCACCCGTATGGTCTGGGTCGGTATAAGTCGTGACGTCATCCGGCTCCCCCGTACACTTCACCGTCCGAGTGATCTGCAGTCCTGTCCCTGGGATGTAGATCGCCTCGAACTGCTCTGTCAGTACAGTGCTATCGACAACTGATCCGGAGCCGCTCAACAGCGCAACCTCGCTGCTTCGCTCCGTCGCTGTTCTTGTCGTCACGCCTGGCTCGTTGCGGTACTCCTTCAGCGCATAGTGGCGTCGGTTGTAGCGCGCGGTATGGATGTTTCCCTGAGCGTCATACCAGGCGGTCAGCAACCCGGAGGTCTGGTTCCACTCCTCTCGATAGAGCGTAGTTTCGATGGGATCGCCCGGCTGACTGCTCTCGTCGGTCACCTGATGAACCGGATTACCGAGCGCGGCCTGGCGGTTCTCGATCACGTCTATTGTGACCGTCTGACTGTGATCCCCCTCTGGATCTCGGATATCCGGGGCAATGGTCACCTCGACGAGACCATACAACCCCTGAGGGGCTCCAGACGGGGACGAACCGCTGACCACCGACGTTCCGGGCGGAGGGTCAATCTGCCGCATCCCTTCACCCTGTGTCACCACCACCCCCAGCAGCAACCGATTTCGGTAGACCCCCAGCAGCTTCAGGTAGTCCAGCTTGACGTTGTCACCAAAAAACCAGTAATCGAAGTTGCTCCCGAGCAAATCTTTTACCGCACACTCCGGCTGTCCTGCGCCCTGCCCAACATCCTCAAGCGTTATCTTCTTCCGAAGGGTGTGAATCGTTCCGCCCTTTGTCCAAAAATCGAGGTAGTAGCTGCCCTGCTCCAAATTGAGGTAGATATCTACATACAGCGGGCGGCGCGGTTCATCGTCGCTATCCCACCAGAGAGGAAGCCCCCTGAACGGAGCTTCACCAGTGTAGGACTGCCCCTCGGCCGAGGTCGTCGCGCCGCCGTAGAACAACTGATAGTCGTAATTGCCTCCGCCTCGGAGGATCGTTCGCCCCCACCACTTCCCGCCCTGCTCCTCGACCTGCGGGTCGTCCTGGTCCGGCAGGCCCATGTCGAACAGATGCGTATGATTCATCGGCCAGGTGCCGTAGTGCGCGATCGCTGGGCGCGTCGCCCCGTTCGGCAGGGTGACGTAGCCGGCCAGATCCTTGTCCGGCTGGCGGATCTTTCCGTGCCACGGCCAGCCCATGCGAACGACCTCGCCGTCCCAGGGCATAAGTTGGTTCATGCCTTGAACTCCATGCGGCCGATATTCTCGCCGCCATCCTGCATCTCGAAGCTGGTGACGCGCTTGAACACAACGACAACCAGGCCATCGGTGCTCACGATCTCTTCATCGGCCACCGTGCGCTTCGACTTGTCGGTTTCGGCCAACGGCCAGGACACACCGCCCCCGCCGATCTGCTTGCCTGCGGGGTTGTAGTCGGCCCTGCCGCGCGCGGCATCCAGAGCGCCGCGCGGATCGATTTTCCGCAGCGACCGCGCCTGGCGTTCCGGCTCGATCAGACGGTTGAGCGCGGCGGTCAAGCCCTGGTCACCGCGTCGCTCCGCTTCGACCCGCTGGCCGCCGGCGCGGCGGATCGCTTCGTTCCTCGCGCCGATGCCGCGGCGCTCATCTGATAGAGCCATGCGCTATCTCCTACGCGTTCGGCACATCGCTGAACACAAGCATCGACAGAGTGAGTTCGTCAGCATCGAAATAGACGCGCGCCCACACCTCGCCGTTGAGGTCATTTGCATTGATCACGAATCCATACGACTCCTGAACCGCCCACTGCCTCGAGGTGCCCACGATCGACATACCTCCGGGCAGTTCACCCGATGTAACCCTGATTTGCAGTTGTTGCCCGCTCGGAGCCGCGGTTCTGAGATTCAGGTCGAACTGTCGGGATGTGCTGGGATCGATTCCAATTGCTGCAGTGCCGAGCTCGGGAATTGCGAACAGACGGGCCTCAACAAATGAGTGTTGAGGCTCGAGAAGGAACTGGCCGTCGGTATTGACATGCAGCACCTCGCTCGGAGCGCTGCCACCGCCACTACCCAGCTTCACCCAATCGGCACCGCTCGCGGTGCCCTTCGCCAGGTATAGCGCGCCGTTGTTCGTGTTCACGTAGTGAGCACCGATGCTTGGTGGCGGATCGAGCGGCTCCCCGGCGCCGGACAGGACGTGCGTAACAGTTGCCATCAAATGTTCTCCATAATCAGGTTGTTGCCGGCGTCGTCGACCAGCGTTGCGCCGGTTTCGTCGACAAGGGTGCCGCCAGACGCCCCGGACTCCAGAGCCTGGATGCGCGCCTGGAGCGTCATGAGGTCGCCGGCCGTGACGGCTGCATAGATCGCCGTTCCCGCCGGCCAGTTGCCGTCGGAGGTTCCTTCCTGGGCGCGATCGATCGTCACCACCCCGCCGGCACGCGCGGTTGCTTTCACGATCTCATGCTGAGCGCCGGCATCATCCGCCAGCGTCAGCAGCACCCAGTTACCGCCAGAGAGCGGCAGCAGCGCGGCGGCAGCATCCGGCACCGTCAGGCTCAATTCGCCAGGCGAAAGGCCGGCGCTCAGCGTCGTCTTCCAGTTGTTGATCCAGGCTCTCGCCATCGCTACATCTCCAGTACGTCATCAGGTACAGATACCCGGTAGGTGGCCGCGATCTCCGGCGCATGCTCGTCCCGGTAGGTCTCCGGAATGTCGTTTGCGGTCAACGAAAAGCGCCGCGGGAACAACTCGGCGCCAGGATCGCGGTTGCTCCAGTTCCCGGAGAATCCGTCCGCATCATCGTCATAAGGGGGGCTGCCGTTGCGGCCTCCAAGCTGCGTCGAGAGCTGTCCCCCGCCCGACGGTGGGCTGGCGGGATCGGACGAGCCAGCAGGAGGAACAAGGGGGTCTGCTGCGCCGCCCCCGCCTCGCATCACCGCGATAGAGATCGTGGTCAGGGCGCTTCCGGATGCGAGGTCGAGCCGGTCGACAATGCGTCGACACTTGCCCACCGCACGCGCGCCCTGATCATCGAGGCGGAGCGTATGTACAAGATCGATCGGCAGGACCATGGACGTCGGCACATCCCAGGTCACGGTCGTGCCGCGGTGCGCAGCAATGAGCGTCGTGGCGCCCTGGGCCAACAAGCAGTTCAGCGCAGACAAACGCCGGTTGCCATCCTTCTCGTCGTCGTGGCCGGTGCTGCCGCCGGTGATCGGGTCGCTTTCCCAGCGCTCGGCCTTGTCCGACTCGATCTCGAACGAGGCACGCTGCCGACCGACAATCGGACCGGTCGCCGCAACGCTCGGCTGAACCTCCATGACCAACCGATAGCGCTCTGTAACGGACTGCACCCAGCGCCGGCCAGCAATCCAATTTCCGCCGAGCAGGAGCTCGGTGAAGTTGTTGACCCATGCCGCCGGCGGATTGCAGTAGACGCCCGTGGGCGGCAGTGGATACCAGGTTGCATAGAACAACGTCTGGCCGCTGCTTTCGGTCGCTGAGGTAATCATCTCGACATCCGGTAGCTCGGTGTCGTCGCCGCGCCAATTACAGAACCCCGCCTCGCCGACCGCGTTACCCGTGCCGGGGTGCTGCCAACCATACGAGGCGTTCAACTGCCAGAGCCGGCTGAATCGGTAGTCGCACTCGATCTCGACCCTGTTCGTCTGCGAGCTCAGGTCGGCCAACTCGACCGCAAGCGATCCGTATACCGTAGAGCCTTGGCCGAACTCGTAGGCAGGCGCCACCGAAAGCCATGACGTGACGCGGAGAGCACCATATGGCGAACAGTCCAAGCTCCCGGTTACGCTGGTCAAACGCTCCTGGGCGTAGTCCCACCGCGAGCGTCCATCGACCGGCTCGAACACATCTGCGGACCAGGCGCCGCCGACCAGGGCGTCGACGGCCGCAATTTCCATGGCCTCTACACGCTGCTGCAATTGGTCCGTGCAACTGACGTCCAGGACGCGCCGAACAGGATTCCAGGCTGGCTGTGTAACTCTCCCCGTAAACCGTCGCCCCTGACTCAGTTCACCCGCGGTCTCCGTTGCGTAGTCGATGGTTACGGTTCGACCGATCCAGTCCGTAGGGACAACAGGCCCGTCGCCGAGATAGATCGAAAAGGAAGCGACGCCAGCCGCCCCCTCTTCACGATCGACCTCGATCTCCCCGGTCAGGAGCGGTGTAACGTCGTCATCGCCAACACGCACGATTGCTCGCCAGGTGAAAGCGTAGCCTGGAATGATCGGCTCAGGACCAGGCACAACGGATTGAGCGGCCGAGTTCAGCTCAGCGCTATTGAGCGGTCCACCGTTGAGCATCAGATTTCCTCAGCGACAATTTGCCAGGTCCGGCTGTTGTTCGAAGAATCAAGCGCTTCAGGAGGGACCGACGCGAAGACGTGGAACAGCGGCCACCACTCGACGCGGTAGAGTTGCGCGCCTGGGATCTCCGACACGGTTACCACCTGGCCGGCGGACGACACGTCCGTTCTGACCCACTCACGGCCGACCAGCGCCAGCCCCCACGGACTGGCATCGGGGCGAACCTCTCCAGGGATTGTGAATACTCGGTCGGCGGCAGTACGGCCGGAAATGCCAAGCGACGCATTGCATCGCAGCTCCAACGGGTTGTCGAAGTCGAGTCCAAGCATCCCCGTGCCGATCCATCCTGAACCGCTGATGGTGATTGCCGTCTTGCGCCAGTGCGTCATCTGTACTGCCGCACCTCCGCTGAGCCTCAATCGCTCGACGCCGCCATCTACAGCCTGGTACTGACACTGCGGGGCGCCGCCGTGTATCACGATCGGTATTCCCCCGAGCATCACGTTCGGAATGATCATTCCCAACTCCATAAAAAAGCCCGCGCGAGGCGGGCTTGGTCATTTTGGGCGCGTCCGCCCGAACTTCGAGGCGGCCTTGCGTATATCGCGGAGCGTGTCGTGGGTTCCGTAAACAGTAAACCCGCTATCCTGACCGCCGAGGTTGATAGTCAGCGATCCCATGCTCTCCATAACGGGGCTGCGGGACTGCTGCAACAGTGCCGACGGAACATCCGGGATACTCGGGAGCAGCCTGGGAATGTTCACCCCGCCACCGTCGGCGAACCTCGGAACGCGCAGGCTGTTGAGCCGATCGAGCACATCCGGACCGTAATGGCGAACCGCTGCTGCGCGAACAACGAACTCGCCATTAGACAGGCGAGCCAGGATGCTGTCGGAAGTCCCCGTCCCTGGCCCATTGATCCGGCCGCCGCCGGCAAAGCCAGGCAGCTTCGGCGCCCCCCCTCCACCGCCCGGCAATCCCGCACCAACGCCCGGCACAACGGTAACCGGGATAAACATCCGCTTTGCGAGATCCGCAGCTACCGCATCCAACTGAGCCTTCAGTGCATCAACGCTTTCGAAGTCCATGCCGAAGGACACCTGGACGTTCTCAACATCCTTGATCCGCTTCTCCAAGTCGGCCAGGTTCAGTTCGTTTACCTGCTGGGCGGCCTTGGCATTTCCCGCCTCAACCTCGGCGGCCTTGTTGGCGATCCTCTCCAACTCCTTGGCCATACCGGCAAACCCGTAACTGTTCTCTCCTGCATCCTTCAATTGCTGGAGCAGCTCTAGCCCACGCCTGGCTTCGTCAATCGCCTTGCTTGTGTTTCCCGCAGTAAGAGCATTGCGGGCATTCGCAGTTGCGCTCCCAACATCTCCAACGGATGGATCACCGGCCGGCGCACTAGTGATCCCCTTCACCAGATCAGCGAACTCTTTGCGAACCTCAGCCTGTTTCTTTAAGGCGTCCTGTAGCACCTTTGTCGACTGAGCCAGCGCCGCTTTTGCCTGCACGGCCTCCGTCTGGAGATCTGCAATCCGCTGATCTTTTGCCCGGCGCAGCATGTCGTTTTGCCGAGTAATGATTTCCTGCTGACGTGCGGCTTCGGCGGACATTGAGTCAGTCACAGCCGCCTGTCCCTTACGGATCAGATTGTTGGAACTGTTCAAGTTCTTCGCGTAACTATCTAGCTTTCCGGCCAGCCAGTCGGTAATTCCAGATTCCTTCGCCATCCGGCCGAGGGCCTTGCGCTGCTCATTCCAAACACGGTCCCAAGCCGCGCCGACTTCTGGCGCGAACTCGCTGTACTCCTTCCTCAGCTGAGGCAGTACATCACGCAAGGCCTTGACGATGACTTCGGCAGTGATCTCTCCATTTCCAGCAAGCTCTTTCAGTTCGCCGGACGTCACGCCGAGCGAGTCCGCCAGGGCATTAGCCAGCCTCGGGGCGAAACTGATTACCGAGTTGAAGTCCTGGCCTTTCAGCTTCCCGAACGCCATAGCTTGCGACAACTGCCTGACGGCATTTGCTGCTTCGTCTGCTGACGCCCCCGAAATCTTCAGGCCGAGCGTTACCGCCTCGGTTGTCTCAAGAGCAGCCTCCTGCCCCATTTTGAGTTCCGCCAGAGGACGCTGCAGACGACTGTAGAGAACGATCAGGTCCGATACATCCCCTTGAGTATCATCGGCAACTCGATCAAGCTCGATTTGCGCTCGGTTGAACTCCTCCTGGGACGCAGTGGCCAGCCGCAGCATCGCATCCAGCCGGGAGATTTCGTCCGACCCCTTCACGGCGTCTGACGCCAGCTTTACGAGGCCCGCCGACACTGCTGCAGCCGCCCCAACCGCAGCGCCTCCGCGGGCGAGCCCAGCAATGTTCGCGACGCCTGGCGCTCCTCCCAGCCCGTTGCCAAGGCCAGACAGAATGTTCCCACCAAGGCCATTAAGCCCCTGGTAGCCGCGCGCCACTTGCTTCAGCTCTCGCTGAGTCTCGCGCAGCCGCTGATTCAGCGTGTTTTGCGCGATGCCTAGCTCACGACTGGTCAGGTTGCCATTGGCTCGTAGGTTCTGATACTGCAACTGTAGCTGTTGCAGTTGCCCGGCGAGAGCCCGATAGCGACTGACCCCAAGATCGCCTCGCGCGGCCTCAAGCGCCTGCTGGCGGGCTGCTATGGCGGACTTTTTCTGCTCCGCAACCAGCTGATTGACAGCGGCTCGCGCTTCAGCCTGCCGGCGGACTATTTCATCAGCCGTGCGGCGCTGCTCCGCTGCAGATTGGGTAAGAGCCGTGCGCTGCTCGCGCAAAGTCGCCAACAACGCCTTGACCTGGCCCTGATAGTTGGCTGTCGCGATAGTCAGTTCGCGAGACGACAGCACCCCGGAGTCGCGCACCTGCTGATACTGTCGGCGGAGTTCAACAAGAGCCTGCTGCGCATTCTTGATCGACGCCAGTCCCAGGGCGTTCTTTGCCGACGACAGAGAGCTATCAGGTCGATTAGCCGGACCTGACATCTCCTGTCTCAGCTGGCGCAGTCTGCCCAGAGATTGATCGACAGATCGCCTGTAATTGGCCTCGGCTTCTGCACGCTGTTTTCCGGAAAGAGTTGCATCCTGGCTGATCAGCTGATACTGGCGGCGCAGCTCAACCAGGGCTCGCTGCTCCCGCTCAAGCTGCCCAACCCCCAGGGCCTCGCGCGCAGCGCTCATCGCCCTGTCTGCGCGACCGGCACCCAGGCGCCGGGTCAGTTCATCGTTTAACCGACGCTGCTCTTCTGCAAGCCGCTTGGTGTCAACTCCAGCGTCACGCAACTCGCCTCTTCGGCTCGCGATAGATGCTCGAAGAGTTCTTTCGGATCGCTCAAGCCTACCAAGTTCCGCCAGGGCATCCCGGTAGCTAGCTTGCAACGCTCTTGAGGGGGCTGCCGTCCTGGCCAGTTCGTCCCCGAGGCTGCGGACATTATCCCGAGCGCGGTTCATCTCGCGCTGCGTACGCTCAAGCGCGCTCTCTAGGTCACGAAATGCACTTATCTGGCGGAGTGGTTTCTCAACCACCCGAACAAGATCAGCATATTCCTTCTTGAACCCTGAAACCTCACGCAATGCGCTATCGAGGTCAGCCACAAGACGAATGCGAACATCAGCCATTTTTATCCGCCTTCAGCGAGTTCAGAAACAGGGACCAGGGATAGTTCCAGGCGAGGTGGTGACCGAGACGAATCAAGATTCCAACAGTTGAGTCTAGGGCTCTTAACGCTTTTGACTTGGACTCATCAGCCGGTCCAGCATGCCGAAAAAATCGGGGTTCATCTCCCGGCAGTGCTTAATCAGCAGCGACAGCTCGCTTGGTCGCATAATCTCTACGTCGCCCTCGCTCAAAGAGGTGAACGTCGGAATATCACTCAGGCGCATATCCTTAAATAAAGCCTCAGTTATCAGATCAGAAGATTGCGGTGCACTGATCAGTGCACGTACATCAGCAACACTCAGTTCACGAACGATCACTTCCGCTTCACCCACTTTCACAACCTTGCTTGCGGTCATCTCGGACATTTCAATCCTCCAGAAAGCACAAACCCCGCCGAAGCGGGGCTGACTAGAATTTTGGGGTCAGTTCTTATGGCCAGACTGATAGGAGCCCCGCACACATCCATCTCGGTCAAACGAAACCGTAGTCTGGTCAACATACTTGTCATTCCAGTAGGTGACAGCACCCGCGCCGGCGGTACTGCCGTTGCGGTTCACCTTCCCGTAGATGCTTTCCACATCCTCCCTGGACATTCCAGGGACGACCTTGCCCTGGACCTTGGCCTTGCGAAGGTCACGCTCAGACAACCCTGTGGAACACGTAGGGCTTGGCGACGAACCACCGACGACGGTCACTCCGCTGCCGCCCTGATGGCTACCTCTATAGGTACGGCCTGATGGCTGCTTGGGCTTAGCCATGACAGCCGAAGCACCTGACCCGCTTGGACGCTGGTTGGTGGCGGAGACCACATCGTCCAGGGATTGGTTTTCTGGGCAATTCTGCTGGGTAAAAGTGACTTTTCCGTCAGGGCCGACACACTTGAAGACCGTCGCCGCATGGACAGAACTGACCGCAAGAAGCAAAGCGAGAACGGGGAAAATCCGTTTCATAGCGACTCTCCATAGGAACTGCTTCACACTCTAGCACCGCCGCGCCAACACCAAAACCCAGGGCCTAGTTGGGTTTTGATAGCCCAAATGTCAGATCGGAGTCAGGGATTGCTCGCCCGGCGTCCCTGCCGGGCATGAATGGCGTCACACCGTCGCCAGTTCCTTCTTGATGTTGAAATACTTCGACTTTCCAGCGCCGACCTTAGTCGGGTCCATCAGCACCTTAGCAGTGGCCTCGGCAGCGAGGAAGTCTTCGGTATTGAGCCAGTCCTGTTGGCTCGACGGGTTCAGGCGGCACCGGAAATAGCGCGCCTGGATACGGCGCTGGGTACCGGCTGCGTTCTCACCCTCGAAGAGGCATTCGAACGTCTTGCCGCTGTTGGTCAGCGCTTCGATCACATCAACGGTGGCGGACTTGTAAGTCACCTTGATCGGCGTGGCCGCAGAGATCGCACCCCCTTCAACGATTTCGATACCGGCGCCGGTCATGTTCCAGTCGTCGAACTCTTCGTAGGTCGTGGTGCCGTCATCACTCTTCACGCTGGTGATCTCCAGCGGCATGAAGTCGAGCGCGATCGTGCCTCCTGGAACGGCGGTGTGCGCTTCGTCGGTGTGGGTGGCAGAAGGAACATTGGTGGCGTCCCCCCACACCAAGGCAGCCAGGATGCTGGTCTTGAGCTCGCGGAAGTTGATCGACAAACCGACCGAAGTGATGCGCGAAACGGCATCGTACTCACCGCCCTGCGGGGTGGTGGTATCCGGCAAAGTGATCTCGTTGGTCTCGATGGTCTGCTGGATAGTGGACACCAGGCCAGCGAACTGGAAGGGGGTGGTAGCGCCGGACTCGCGGATCTTGAAGGGTCCGCCGATCACATACGTCTCTTTCTCGATAGCCATATCAGGCCTCCTTCTTGATCACGCCTTCGCGGCGCAGGAATTCAACCTGGTCAGGGCTGACGTTGATCTTGTCGCCGGCCGCCTTCTCCTTGCCCTGGTGCCAATGCACCTTGGCCAGGGTGACCTCGACGGCCTTGTTCAGCGCAGCCGGCGGCGCGGCGTCGACCGCGGCCGGCACCTGGGGATCGCTCTTCATGGGTTACGCCTCGATGATGGTTTTCAGATAGACAGGGATTCGAATCACAGCAGCGGCCACTCCATCACCCGGCGGGTACGGCTCAGGCGCCCCCAACGTCAGCCCGGTAATGCCGCGCTCTCGGGGCAGCCAACGCAGGAAATGCCCCTTGGGGGCAGGCATCAGGCACGCCAAAAGGTCTAGCTGTAGGTCCTCCAGAGCCTCCTCATAGTGGTCATACCCACCTTGCACCGCGCCTACCACGTCGAAGCCGCGATGGAAGCGAACGGCGGCATCAAGATGCTCCGGCGGCTGCTCCTTGCCGGGCTGGACGACAATCAGCGGAAAGCCCTCGTGCCGTTCCTTGACCAGTTCGTTAAACCACCCGGAGAGCACACGAGTGCCAGCGTCTGTCCGGTATCCCTGGTTTGGCGTGATGGTTTGCAGGCGCGCCAGCAAGGCCAAGCGGCCGATCGTGAGCACGTTCGGCTTCATGCTTCCTCCTCGATCGTTGCTGCCGTCAGCAACCAACCGTCGTTCGCAATGAGCTTTTCCACGAGATAGCGCGACGACCCGATGACGAAGAGGTCGCCACGCGATGCCGTGGGAACGTCCTTCGCCAGCCAACTGATCCCAACCTTGTCCGTGATGAAAATCCCATCAGGTCCCTCGTAGGTGAGGTTTCGGTCGACCTGCAGCGGTATCCCCCTGATCGGGGGACGACCGATGCCGCGGAACTCGCCCACGGCATCAGATAACCGCTGTTGCCCACGTTCGTGGAGCCGTTGGATCAGCCGGCCAAAACGGCCCGGCGCGCTCATTGCTGGATCAGCATCGCCGACGCGAAGCCGTCAACGGTGGGCTCGGTGATCTTGCCGAACGCCACCGAGTCGGCAGTGGCAGCAGCTACCAGTTCCCCATCGAGCACGCTGCACTTGGCACCCTGGGTCAGGCCAGCGGCAGCAGGCAGGCTCCAGACGCCGCCAGTTTTTCCGGCGAACGGCTCGCCCGCGGCGGCATCTACCAGCGGCACCACCACCAGGTCTCCGATCACCGCCGGCACGCCAGATTGAACGCCGCCAGCAGGCGCGATGAGAGTCAGGACGTTGCCGTCCTCCACATAGTTCTTCGCCATGGTTGATTCTCCTAATGGCAGAAACAGAAAGCCCCGCTAGATGCGGGGCTCGGGAGTTGGCACCGATCAGGCGCCGTTGGATTTCTGCAGGCCACGGAAGTCCAGCGGCGCCACGCCGGCGTCGATGCGGACCTTGCTGGCCACGCCGTCGACAGTGAAGCCTTCCTGTTGCTCCAGGTACGGAGTATCGACGCCGTCCAGGTAGGCCACCTCGATGGTGTCAGAGCCTTTCTTGGCAGCCATGTACCAGGCGGTCGCCGAGGAATCGTCCAGGCGCGGCTCGCCGATCACCTGCGCGAATGCGCGAATCGGGTTGACGATGCCGCTATTGACGTCGGCGCCCGGCACGGACTCGGAGTTGATGATCTGGTTGGCCTTGTCCTCGAGTGCCACCGGAGTCAGAACGAAGCCCGGACGGATGTTCAGGGTGCGCCCCTTGCCCTTCTCTACCTGGGCTTTCTGGGTGGCCATCTGGGTCTTGGCCTTGCTCAGGCTGTCGATGGAAAGCGCCGAAGCCGCGCCAGTGAGCAGGTTGCTGTGGTCGGCATGGAACAGAGCCTTGCCATCGCTCATCGCCGGGTTACCGGTCAGAACCGCATAGACCAGGTCGCCGATGGTGGCCTTGGCAGCCTGGCCCAGCTTGAACGGGATATCCGAGAGCATCTGCAGGTCGTCGTTGATGATCGCCTGACGAGTGATGCTGAACAGCTCTCCGTAGGTGGCCAGGATGATCTGCTCGCCGCGCTCGCCGAGGGTGACGTACTTGTACTCGGCGCCCTCACGCACCTGACGCAGCGAGGAAAACTCGCCCAGCCCGACGCGGCGCGCCGGCTTGAAGTCAGTGAGAATGCCGGACTTGGTCCACAGCGGGAAGGTTTCTTCGGCCTCTTCCCAGCCAGCCAGCACCGACTTGTTGGCGACATCCAGAAGGATCAGGCCGAAGTCGCTGGAAGTGTGGGTGAAAGCCAAGCCGACCATTTGCGGCGCGTTGAGCGAGGCCACACCGATCCCACGATCGACCAGCGAGGCGCGAGCCAGTTCGCGGAGCGTCATGCCGTTGTACGCGTTGTCAGCCTGGCGCTCGCCTCGACCGATGCGGGCCAGCACGCTCGCGCGCACCGAGTCACCCACCAGGTTGCCGTTGCCGGCATGGATGTGGGCCCCGCCACTCAGGGCGGCAGCCGGCTGGGTGTCGGCGCCAATGGCAGCCAGCAGCTTCTCGCGCGCCTGGTCGACGGTGATGTTCATGTCGTTCAAGCAAGTGGCGAGCAGTTCGGCGTGCCCGGTGGAAAACGCGCCGAAGGCAGCAGTGATTGCGCTGCGGCGACCAGATTCCTCGGCGAGGATGCGGGCGCGAATATCGGCCTCGGTTGGGGCAGCGGCCGCGGGAGCCGCCGGCGCGGCCGGTGCCGGAGTCGGCGCGGGAGTGTTGGCCGGCGCGGCGGGGGTCTGGGCGCGCGGGGCCAGTAGAGTTTTCAGAGCTTCGGGCATGTGGGCGAACTCCTGCATGCGTTTGGAGGAAAGGTGAGCGGCCGCTCGCAGCGGCTCAGTGAGCTGGTCGGCGAAGCCGGCAGCGACGGCCTCTCGGCCATTCATCCAGGTCTCCTCCTTGAGGAGCGCCTTGATGTCGTCGGCGGACTTCCCGGTCTTGTTGGCATAGGCCATGACCAGGGTGTCCTCGACCTTGTCGAGCAGTTCGGCATAGCGGCGCATGTCGTCCGCATCGCCGCCCTGGATGCCCCAGGGCTTATGCACCATCATCATGGCGTTCTCGGGCATGTAGATGGTGTCGCCGGCCATGGCGATGACCGAGGCCATCGAGGCAGCCAAGCCATCGATGTACACGTCGACGCTGGCCGGGTGGTTGCGCAGTAGGTTATAGATCGCCGTCCCCTCGAAGACGTCGCCGCCCGGGGAGTGGATGTGCAGGTTGATCTTGGTCAGGTCGCCCATTGCCTTGAGGTCTCGAGCGAACTGCAGCGCGGTGATTCCCCAGACGCCGATCTCGTCGTACAACAACACCTCGGCGACGCCGCGACCGGCAGCCTTAATGCTGTACCAGGACTCATGCGGGGCGTTGGCCTCAGTCAGCGCCGCCGCCATCGGCAGCATCAGGCTTTTATGGATCAGGGTTTGATGGCTGCCCATCGGCGCCTCCATTGTTGCTCTCGTTGGGGAAATCCGGGCCAGGCACGGGTAGGCCGGCGCCGTATCTGTTGACGAGTTCGCGAGCCTCGTCGGCGGTAAGCATCTTCCCGACGCCCAGGTACACCTTCTGCACCGCCTAAACTGGGTCCATCCCGGACTTGACGAATTGGTGGTAGGCATCCGAACTGAAGACCAGGCCGGCCTCCCGGTTCGCCTTGATCTCCGTCTCACGCGACTTCTTCAGCTCGCGCGGATCTCGACCACGGGCGCGGGCAACTTCCGCCTCATCGGCGAAGCCAGCCTTGACCAGCAACTCCCATGCGTTGGCCTCATGCATCGGGTTAATCCATGGCATGACCGGCCCCTGGTAGACCGCCGCGTAGAGAGTGCGGTGATCAACATCGGCGGGCAGGCGTTCCTTCCGAGCCAACAGGTACATCTGCAGCCAGGCCCGATAGACCGGCCGGCACCAGTAGTCGATGAACTCGTGCTGCAGCAGGTCGTAGCCCAGCCAGCCCTCGACCAGTTCCTGGCGCTGCGCCGAGTAGGTGCCGTCGTAGGCCCTAGACACCGAGGAGTAGGTGCTGCGGGTGCCGGCCCCGATCATCCGCAGCTGGCCGTTGCGGAAACCTTCAAGGAAGGGGTTCGGCCGGTTGCTCTCGATCATCCCAACGTCTTCGCCTGGCTCGAGGTCGTCGAAGACCATGCCGGGGGCGATGGGGATCGTTCGGTTCTTCCGGTCCTTCCCGGGCTCCGCCGTGTAGCTGTCGGGGTTGCCCTTCTTGATATACATCGCCAGGGCAGCACTGATGCGCGCCGCCACCCGCTCGCTCTCCTCGTAGTCCTTCAAGTCGGCAAGGCGGATAAGCACTGCGTGCAACATCGGCACGCCTCGGTTCTGGCCGATCCGCTTGCGGTAGGCGATGTGGATGATCCGTTCCGCTTCGACGCGCTTCACCGCCAGGCTGCCGCCCAGCGTCTGCAGGTTGCCGGGGTGATCCTTGAGGAGGTGATAGGCCCTTTTCCGGCGCCAGGTGTCACGCTCGATACCCTGAACAATACCCTTCGACAGGTTGTTGTAGCTGAAGGGCAAGTAGTCGGGCTCCAGCAGTTCCAGGGCGAAAGGCACCGACGTGGCGAACGTGTAGCTCGGGACTCGTCCCATCAGCTTCTGCGCCAATCCCTCGCCATCGCGCAGCCAGGTTCGGCACATCAGACGCTCTACCTGGGGCCTCGTCAGCTCACCAGAGGTCTCCGGCGAGAGTGACCACTCGGCCCACGCGCTGCGGATCTCCATGGCCAACTCAGCATGCACCGAGCCATCCAGGCGCAGCGGCAGCGGTTCCACGCCGATACCACTGCCGCCCACCACCCTCTCCTCGAGGCGATCGAGCAGGCCGGTAACCAGATCGTGATCTTCGTCCAGTTTCCGGCACTGCTCTCGCATAGAGACCGCAGACTTCTGTAGCGAGGTGTCGGCGCCCAGCGGCTGACGCTTGGCCTTGTGGGTTCGCCCTGGCCTGGCAGCCTCATACGCCTGGATTGCCTCGCGAGCGGCCAAGCGCCGAGCCACCAGCTCGGGGGCCAAGGGTTCCAGTAGTCGATCGATCAGGTTCATCAGCAGAACTCCGCCAGTGCCGGGCCAGGACGGCGACCGGCGGCGCGGTCCCGCTCTGCGGCTGCGCGGCGCTCCCACTCCTGGCGTCCGGCGCGGATCTTCTCGATATCCTCCATGGTGTGGGTGCGTCCGTTGAAGATCACTGTCCGCCCTTCCAGCACGGCGGCCTCGGCCTCCAGGTATTTGTCGAGCATCTGCTGCGCTGTCAGAGCCATGGTCCGCTTCCAGTGTTGAGCCAGCCCTGGGAGGTGCTGGCATGGTTATCGTTCGAAGGTTGCTGTTGGGCGACCGGCTCCGGCACGGGATCAACGCGCACGCGCTCCAGCTGGTCGAGGTCGAGGCCGAAGCGTTGCTGGCTGATGCGCAGCGCGGCAAGGGCGTAAACGAAGCAATCCAACGCCTCGTTTCGCCGCCCGCCGGAATCCCAGCGCAGGACGCGAACACCCTTCGCCATCACCGGCTTCTTCTTCTCGGCGGTGATCTGCTTCAGTTCGTCTTCGTCGCAGATGTCGCTGTCGATCGGGAAGTGCACACAGCCCGGCGTCGGTTGCCACGGGATGGGCACATCAATGCGCAGGCGGCTGTAGATCAGCTCCTTCGCGTTATCGGTGCCCAGTTCAGTCTTGTAGACCTTGCGCTTGCGACGCTTCGGGAAGTTCGCGATGGGCTTGCCGTAGGCGCTGGCCCCGAAGGTCGGGATCACCCAATGCACGCCGTGTTTGATGCTCTCGGCCTCCACCTCGTCGGAATAGTGGCCGCCAGCATCCCAGCACCACCGCTCGACACGCATCGGCACGCCGTCTACCCGGGTGAACTGCCGGTGAATCTCCAACCCCACCTTGCGCCGCAACTCCTCGCTGGCGGGATCGCCGGTCAGGATGAAGCGATGCACCAGCCAGGCCTCCTCGCCCAATCCGAAGGCCCAGACGCGGCCCTCGTAGCGGTCGTCCTGGGTGTCGATGCCGCCCATCAGGACCAGCGCCTGGGGTGGCACCTTCGGGTAGTTCTCGCGGCGAGCGTAGAGCGTCTGCCACTCCACACGCTCGCCCTGGTCTTCCTCCCACACCTCGCCGCGCGTGGTGTTGATGAAGGCGATCAGCTTCTCGCGGTCGCCTTTGACCTTGAGCCACTCATCAGCCAGCGACACCCAGTCTTTCCAGGTGCTGTAGATGGCCCAGCAGTAGAAGCTGACCGAGCGCGGCGTGCGGATCGGCTCGTTGTCCGGGCCGAACCAGTCCATGCTGTCGCGCGTCCAGATGCCGGTCTCCGAACAGATCCAGCGCCCGTTCTCCTGGGCTGCCACCATGTCGCGATGGATGAAGCAGGCATTGCAGTGCTCGCAGGAGTACCAGGCCTCCTCGGCCTCGCCCAGCGCGTTCTTCCGCCACTTCAGACCGAATGCGCAATCCTTGCCGCCCCACTTCAGGGACTGCTCTTGGTGGCAATGCGGACAGGCGACGTGGAAGTGCAGCCGGTAGGGCGACTCCTCGGCCGCCTTGGTGATCTGGCAGCTACCAGCCGTCTTGGGCGTCGAGCCGCGGATGGACTTCGGGTAGATCGCACCGTCCAAGCGCTTGTCGCCGAGGAAGGTCGGCGAGCCCTCCCCCTCGACGTCAGCGTCGAACTTCGACAACTCGTCGTAGATCACCTCGTCGGGCGATTTCTCGCGGTAGTTCCTGGCGGCCTTCCCGCCGAGAATCCAGAGGTTCCGCCGGTTCGAGAACACCTTGTTGTCCAGGGTGTTGTCGCTGTGCTTCTTGCCATACCAGGGCGCGAGGGCCAGCATCACGTCGACGTCGCGCACCATCCCCATCACGTGCTTCTTGCTGATGGACTCGGCATCCGGGTCCGTCGGGCTCCACATCATGATGTTGCGGCGCTTGTGCTGGATCTTGTAGCCGATGTTGGCCATCAGCAGCTTCGTGTAGCCGATCCTGGCCGACTTCACGAAGTTGACCACCCGGATAAGGTCGTTGCCCATCGCGTTCAGGATCGCGACCTGGAACGGGGCCGTCTTCCAATCGCCCTCGTTGTACGAGGACTCGGCCGACATATAGAAGTTATCGTCGGCCCATTGGACCGCCGTCATCGGCAGGTCTTTGAACATGGCCTGCAAGCCCAGCTTGACCGCATTGCGCAGGTCATTCATCCAGGGTTGCAAGGTACTCATCGAGATATCCCGGAAGGTCGTCGCCGAAGTCGGCCGAGAGGTTGCGCGCCAGGGCGATCTCCCGCTCGAAGGCTTCCAGGATTAAGGGGTCCATCTCTGGGTGGCGTTGGCTCACGGTCTTTCCGACCGTCTCCAGCTTCGAACCTATCTTGGCGGCGATCTTGGCCAGCGCGTAGGTGGCAAATGGGACGGGGACCAGGAGCTTGTCATTCACCTGGTTCTTCTGTTCCTGGGCGTAGGTTTGAGCGCGTGTAAGTTCGAGCCGCGCCTGCATCAGTTTCGCTTCGACGTAGGGATCAACACCTTCCGGTAGCTCCCCCTCAGGTTGTTGTTTCCGAGCGGCGTGCTGGATGCGATTTTCGACCACATCCGCCACCGTGTAGAAGGCCTCTCGACCTATTCGCTCGATTGGTTGAACGCCCCATTTATCAAAGGCTTGCGGAGAAATCCCGAGGCTCGAGGCCATCTCGGACTTGTTCAACCATCCGCGCTGTTTGGTTGTTTCGTTTTTGCTCATGACTAAACAACAACCAACCTCCGAAAAAAGGTCATACATATTTGGCGCGCGGGGCTCGAATTACCCTCTGACGGGGGCACCCCGGGGAGGACCCGCGACGCACCACTTTGGTGCATCAGTCAGCGCCTCGCAGCGAACCGAGCAGCAACGCCGCGCATCGCCACCTCGAACTCGCGCGGCAGGTTCTCGTCGGCGTACTGCTGCGCGATCTCGAAGAAGCTCAGTCGGCGGCGGTACGAAGGGCGAGACACGAAGGCCATGATGACCGAGACAGCATCCCGGCCTCGGCCTGTGCGCTCAGCAATGCCTATGGGCTGGCCCTTACGGGTCATGACGAAGTAGCGGCGAGCATTACCCTTCGCTCGGCTCCGTCTGCTATCGGTAGCGTTCGCGTTGTACCCGGCCTGGCTGAAGCCGCGGATGCCGCTCAATGCCTTGGTGACCTGGCCGCGCCTGATGTTCCCGTAGCGATCCAGGTCCGCGCCGGCACCAGGCACCACGTACTTACCTTCGGGCAGTATCCCCTTGGCCCTGAGCTGAAGCTCGGCCGGCTTGTTCCGACGCGGCCCACCGTAGACTTCGGGGGCAATCCACACCGATGCAGGCTGCGCACCGTCCGCTTCGTCCTTGAACCAAACCCGCGCTTCGAGCCGGTCTTTCCTGGCTGGCACCATGCGCAGGCTGTTCAGGGTGTACGGGGTCGGGCGGTCGAATACGACACGCATCTCATCGCGCAATCGATCCATCAGCCCTTGCGCGGTCCGCGTAAGGGCCGTGGCTGTCGCGTAAGGAATCTGCCGCTGCTCAAGCTCAGTCAGGTCGGCGAGCTGCTGCTGGAACCCTTCCGGCTTGATGCTGATCATCTTCTGCAATACCTCGGAAGGCCTGCGATGTGCTTACGCAACGCCTCGATCATCAGTTCGCGTCGCTCGACTCCGGCTCGGAGATCAGAAACAACTTGTCCATCAGGGGCAGCAAGGACGGCTCTTCCTGCATCAGCGCTGCCGGAGGCTCCGGGAGCCGGGTGCACTCCGTCTGCGGGACAGCGGGCTTTGACGTACACGACGCGAGCACCAGTGCCGATAGCAGCACGCCGCAATTGGTTTTCTTCATGGGAAGCCTGTAGTGCTGCTTGATATGTGCGGGCCAGGGCATCGGTCTGGACCTGCGCCTGGGCGTCGCGCTGGGCCTGCTGGGCCATGGCGGTGATCGTCTCGGCGGATTGCTCTACGGCGGCCTGCAAGTCATCACGCTGAGCGGTCACATGATCGAGGCGCCAGAACACCAGCGCAGCTACCAGGGCGACCACCAACCACGGGGACCACCTCATCACGCACCCACCAGCGCTGCGCGCGCCCATTCGAGGCGCGCCACTCGATCCTCAGCACCGTTGTGGCCGCCGTTGATCTTCAGAGTGATCCGCTCGAATCGGCCTTGGTCAGCTAGGTCGTTTAAACCCCGCGACTTCCACCACCATGCCGCGGCGATGGCTGCCCAGGTCCGTTGCTCCAGCAGTTCCGGTTGCGCTACCAGTGGCAGCGCCAGGGCGCGTGCAGCTTCGGCGTAGTTGTCGTGTCCGGTGATCATGATCAGGCCGCGGCCACGGTATCGATACCCATCGCCCGAGTCTGGCGACCCGTTGCCCATCCGGTTTGCGTAGACGCGGTTCGCGATGCGCTCAGGCTGGCGTGCGTACTGCTTCGCCTCTGCCGGCGTGAACCGCTTCGGCCAGGTCTTGAGCAGCCCCTCGGCGGAGTAGTTCAGGTTCTCGACCAGGCGCTTGAGGCTCTGGCTTTCGTGCCCGACCTGAGCCAGGAACATCGCCACGCGCTCGGGCGTGTTGATCTCGAACCGAGCCATGGCGCCGTTGATGTGTTCGACCCAAGTCGAGGCAGTAGCAGCACCGCAGCCGGTAGCGCGGTCGAGCTGATCGGCAGTGATCTTCATTCGCCAGACCCTCGACGCGGCAGCTTGATCCCAGCGTAACGGTCGGCCAGGTCGCGGATCTTCTCGACGCCCAGGAAGCCGATCCAGCCACCAATGAAGGTGGCCATGCTCTGCGGCACGCCAAAGAACTCGAAGCCGCTGATGATCGTCAGCGCCAGCCCACCACACAGCGCGCCCTCCAAGAGGGCCTGCCGGCGAGTGCCGCCGCCGTAGATGATCCTGGCCATAGCCATGGCCCACGACAGCAGGGAGGCGTAGATGATCGGCGCATGCTGGCTCAGCCAGGCGAACAGAGCCGCCCAAGTGTCGGGTTTGTCAGGCATCTTCATCGTCTCAGTTCCCCTCGCCGGGGCGGAAATGAAAAAGCCCAGCGCGAGGGCTGGGCCGGGAATGGGTGCAGGTACGGCCTTTCAAGGGGGCCGCGCGCCCCGCAGCGCAATGCGCCACCTGCAGAAACGGAAAAGCCCAGCTCGAAGGCTGGGCTCTTTTCTATGGCGATCCGCTCTGCGGCAGTTCGCCTAAGCGGCAAAACCGCAATGTATGACGAAAGGTACAGGGCGCGATTATCACTGTCAATACGTCCAGCCTGTACATTTTTTCAGGCAGCCTTTTTATCCTCCATCACGAAGCACGCCAGCAGAGCCGACAGGCCTGCTCGAACCAGCATGCGTGCGTCCGCGTAGCTGATCCCCATCCGGTCCTGGATATCTCGGTACGACATGCCATGGATGAAGTAGAGGATCAGGCTGCGGATGGCATCCGGGTCTTCGTCGTAGAGGCGTGCGAGAAACCGGTCTACTTGCAACGCCCGATCATCACTGATGCAGGGGATCACAGCAGCAAACCGTTTTTCGTTCGCCGGGTTCCGTTTCATCAGCGCCAGCATGGGCGAAGAGCCGCGAGGCGTCCCATTGTCGGACCAAACCCAAAGCCCGTATTGCTCCATCAGAAATTCCAACGCCTTGATGTTCATTTCAGTCGCCTCTGAAGTGGGAGCCGCCGGCGCCCCTCTGGTTGTTCTCTTCTCGCGCCAGCCTGCTCGCCTGGCGTCGCTGTTCTTCAAGCAACCGCTTAACCCACATCCGCAGTTGCACAACCGCATCCCGCTGCTCCAGCGCCAGCCCCGTCGCCCCGTCGACGAAGCCAGCGGCGCCGCACGCGTCGCAATCAATGTCGTAGAACACTCCCCGGTGCTGACCGTGGCCATTGCATGCGGGGCACGGAACCAGGTGACGCGGCTTGTTCGTAAGATCCGGACCATGCTTCTTCATGCGGCAGCCCTCTTCGCGTCCCTGGCCTTGGTTCGATACAGGGCCTTGATTGCCTTGATCTCTTCCACAGTCCACTTCCTTGCATCGTGCGGACCCTCCAGGCGCGCTACAGCCGCAGCGCCGATCTTCGCCACCAGGTTGATCCGGTAGTTCACGACGTCTCCCGACTTGTGGTTGTTGCATGGGGCGCATTGCTTGTGGACGTTGTCCTCGTCGAACCTCAACTCGGGATGGGAGCCGACGGAGCGGTAATGCCCGGCGTGATACTGCCCGTCATGAAAGCGCCCACAACTAATGCAGGGGCGGTCCCAGTCGCGCCAGCGGATGAACTCGTTGAATGCGGCCTGAGCCTCTCTCAAGTGGTCTGCACGGCTCTTCAACTTCTCTTTCCGAACCTTGACCTCGCGGCGCTCGCGCTGCTGGATCGATTTGCGCTCCTTCTCCTGCTTCTGCCGAGCGATGACAATTCCGCACTCTGGGCTGCACCACGTCTGAAACGACTTCACCGGGACGAAGGGCGCGCGGCACGTCGACACTGCGCACTTCTTCGGCCGGGGCTTCCGTGCGGACAACGTCATGCCACCTCCCGCGGATAGGTGATCTGGTGATGGCGCTCGCAAACACCGCACGCCTCCTTCGCAGTCGCAACCGGGGTGCAAATGAACTCACCCTGTACGCTGGCCCGGTAGTGAGCCTCGCCGGCGACCAGGAGCTTGCAGACCTTGTAGGGCGGCTGGGTGTCGCTAACCATCAGATAGTCGTTGAGTACACTCCACTTCATGAGCGATCTCCTCCTTTGAGTTGTTTTCGAAGCTGCGCAAGGGCAGCAATTCCAACGGATTGGGTTCGCGCTTTCTGGTGGGTGACCTCTCCCTCCGGAGCCTTCCCGAGCGCCTCGCCGCGCGCCAGCTTCTTGATGATCTGTCGGTACGAGATCTCCAGCGCCGCCAGCCCATCCTTTCTTGCCAGAGCCTGCAGCCGGCTGAATCCAGCGCCAGCGGCTGCCCAATACACCGCAGGGCAACTCCATTTCGCGGCTCCGACCATGGCTGGGTGGGTATTGGCCAGCGCCTCGCGATATGCGTCATCGAGGGATGGCAGGCCGAAGACCTCAGGAGCCCAGCACCAGGCGCAGAACTGGCCGGCAGACGGAACAAGCGGCCTGGCCTGCGCGCTCAACGCTCTTACCCCGGCCTGCAGTTGCTCGCGGCGCGCAACCTGTTGCCGGACGATCTCTGCCAGCCACTCCGCCTTCGCGGCGTTCTCGACCTCATCGCTGGGCCAGGAGCTTCGCCATCCAGGGCAGATCGCCTTGATCCGCAAGAACAACCGGTCGACCTCGCCTCTCGTCTGGGGATCGACCTTCACCGCCGGCTGGGACAAGGGGCGCAGCCCCGCGCCCTGATTCACATGCGCCAGCACAGCACCGACCGATTGCGGTTCGAACTGCCTGCGGGTCATAGCTGCACCTGGTCAGTCCAATCGGTCGACGGCGCGGAACCGGCTGTCGCCCACTTCGTCCGGTAAGCGCCAGCCTTGGCCAGTAGCAACCCGAACTCATGGCAACTGTCGACCAGGAACTTGTCATCCAGCCCGACGAAGAACGCCGCCACCGCAGGCGCCTCGGCGCCGAGGGCGGCCACCAGTTGCTTCACCTGGGAATTGACCTTTGCGTTCCGCACTGGCTGAACACTCCAGCGCGCCTCGTAGGCAGCCCGGTACGCTGCCCACACACTCCGGCAAGCCTCCTGCAGCGCTTCGCCAGCCGCCGGCCCGGAACGGGTCGGCAAAGGTGACGGTTCCCCTGATGGTTCCCTTGTAGGTTCTATTACGGTTCTGGGTGCAGCATCTGCGGGGGTGGGGTGCATCTCCTGCGGGGGTGGGGGTGCAGCATCTGCGGGGGTGGGTGCAGATGCTGCGGGGGTGCAAATGCTGCGGGGGTGAACCTTCTGCGGGGGTGCAAATGCTGCGGGGGTTACGGTGAACATCGTCGAGCGCCCCTGGCGCGCTTCAATGCTCAGCGCCTTGCACTCGTTCAGCACCTTGATAGCCTGCTGCACGGCACGTTCGGACAGGCAGGTGCGCTCGGCGATCTTCGCCACCGAAGGCCAGCACACGCCCTCGTCGTTCGCGTTGTCCGCCAGGCTGATCAGCACAGCCTTCTGCGCCGGCGTCAGACCCTGCAGCGGCCAGCAGGCCGACATGATGATCGTGCTCATTGGCGCACCTCCGGCGACACATTTTCTTGATTCGTGATTTCGTGTCGCGACACGCTACCGAGGATCACAGCTTGCCCTCCTCGATCTTCCGCGCCAGCACCGACAGCCCCTTGGCAGTGATGCGTACCTGGCTCGCCGCGCGCTCGTCGCCCTGGTCGTCCCGGCCGAGAACCGTCACCTTGTGCATGACCCAGCCGTCTTGGATTCGCGGCTGATAGCCGATCCAGCGAGCTGAGCCGCTCCGGCGGTAGATCCATCGGTTCTGCTGGAGCCAGTCGAAGAGCCGGGAGGGGTTGATCTTGAGGTGCTTCGCAGCGTCGGTGATGCACATCGTTCCTGCTGTCGCTCCAGGGCCTGGACCTTGGGCGCCTGCTCGCTGATGACCAGCCGCAGCGCATGGTTCTGCTCGGCCTGATCGGCGGCGAGCCTGAGTGCCTCTGGCAAGGTTGTTGGGATGCTCGGAACCTGGCTGGACTCCAGTTCGTGGAGTCGCCGAATCACCCGGTACCGGAGGGGAACGCTGTATCCAGAGATGAGGGTCTCGGTCAGGTCTCGGTCGAGGTGGAAATTCTCGGTGTACCCGCGGGAGTCGAGGTCTTCCCGGACATGGCTCAAATCTGAGCCATCCCTCCTCAACGCCTCCAGCATCTCCCGAATGTCCCTCAAGACGTTCTTGTGCTTCTTGCCGGTCAAATCCGCAATCTCGCGACTGCTCATCGTCAGGACCTGGCCTTGTTGGATGACTGCAACTTGTGACATATTCGTCTCCGTTGGATGTTCGGCACCGCCCTCCGGTGCCTCCTCAGAAAGCCCGGTTGCCCCCGGGCTTTTTGCTGTCTGCTCTACTGGATGCCTGAACAGGGGTGTTGACCGCCTAGTTGGCGCTGGCCCCGGCAAATAGACTGGATGCTCAGGACGCGGCCTTATGAGGCTCGTCCTCTTCACGTGCCTGAAGGACCCCCGCGGACGCTTTTTCCAGCACGCATTGGTGCTGGTACGAAAATCCACCCTCCGACTTGCACTGGGAAATCCGCCCAGGACTCACCCCCAAGGCCAAAGCAATGGCGCGCCCCGTTTTGAAATGGGTGAGCGCCTCTTCGTAGGTCATTTGGCTGGCTCCTTGGTTTTTCGCGAGTTTAGAAAAATAAACCTAGACGCGCAAGTTATCTAAACCGCCAGATGTTTAGAATGCTAAACATGGAACTCAAAGACAGAATCAGAGCGAGGCTAAAGGCCCTGCGACTAAGCCAGTCAGAACTGGCGAGCCGCGTGGGTGTGTCGAAAGGAACCGTCACCTTCTGGATGAACGGCACGAACCTCATCAAGGGCGAAAACCTGATGGCTGTCGCTCGGGAGTTGCAGTGCTCGCCCGAATGGCTGATCTCCGGGACAGAGGCAAAGCCCAACAGCAGCCAGGCAGAGGCCGTAATAATTGGCGACCTGTCACCCTGGGACGACTCCACCCCTCTTGATGATGACGAAGTCGAACTGCCGCTCTACAAGGAAGTTGAATTGGCTGCCGGATCAGGTCGAACGACTGTTCAGGAGATGCCTGGACGCAAGCTTAGGTTCTCTTACGCAACCCTTAGAGCGGCGGGCGTTGATCCGACTGCTGCGGTGTGTGCTCGCATCACGGGCAACAGCATGGAACCCCTCATCATGAGCGGAGCGACCATAGGCATCGACAGGGCTACCACCAAGGTCGTGGATGGAGAGGTATATGCCCTGGAGCACGAAGGCATGCTGCGAGTGAAATACCTCTACCGACTTCCCGGTGGAGGTCTTCGCCTGCGAAGCTTCAACCGAGAAGAGCATGCAGACGAGGATTACGGACCAGAGCATGTCCGAGACGACCACATCCGCATCATAGGCTGGGTGTTCTGGTGGTCGACGGTCCGCAATCGCGGGGCTTTCAAGTAGGACTTACCTGCAATCCTTAGGATCGCAATGGAGCTAAAGGTCAGATGCTGACCGGCCGGGCTTGCAGCAATATATCTAGGTCGATATAGTGTACGAACTGATTGTTCACGATGACGCGACTGCGGATCTACGCGGAATTCTGGCAAGCAACAGGCGTAAGGGTCTGAAGCTTGTCGCGCTGATCCAGCAGTTGCAGGATGATCAAGACCTGTTGGATCGCCTGACGCAGAGCGACTACGGGGGCCGTCCCAATGCGCCGCGTCCAAGAAGCGCAACCTTCAACACCGGAATGTGGCGGGCTGCACAAGATCACGGAATGAACCTCTGGCGACTACGCTCGTTTCAGGTGGAAATTCTCGACTTTAGGTTCATCTATGCCTTTTTTGCCCCAGGCACCTACATCGTTTTAGCCATTGTCGAGAAGGCTATGCACGGTGACAGCACAGACGCGAGATTTGACTATGAGCTCAGCCACCCTATCTCCCAGCGCATCCAAAGCGCCTACAGGCGCCTTGAGGATGAGCGTTGCTAAAGATCAAGCAGCAGCAAGCGTGGCCCTTGGTAGCAATGTGCATCCTCTGGTGCGCACCTACTCCGTAACGAATCTTTCGCAGCAACACAACGACTTCGAGGCGCTGATGGTCGAGCTAGAGCGAGACCCAGAAAGCGCCGCAGAATTGGCAGACGCCAGGGCGTGGGTAGCGGACACCTTTTACCCAGGCGAGAGCGACACCCTCAGAACCGTCCGGCTACGCAAAGGACTTTCCCAGATGCAATTGGCTGAGCGATTACAAACCAGCCAGCCGCAAGTGGCAAAGATCGAGTCAGGCAAGGTTGACCCGCAGTACTCGACGCTGGTCAAGCTTGGCGCTGCTCTCGATTTGGATCCCAATGCACTGTTCCGTCTTTTCGAAGCTCAAGCAGCCAGCAAAAGGAATTCAGATCAATGAGCCGCTTTGTCTATGCCACCTACTGTGATGATGTACGTCTTGAAATTAACGGGAAAACAAGCCTCATAGGCGTGTATGCAGACGCTATGTTCGTGCAGGGCTTCCCGACTAACCTAATGAAGCTTTGCGTGGTGGTTAATGCTTTAACCCCTCCTGACAGGCCCTTCAACGGGTTCAAAATCAGCGCCCTCTTCAACAACAAGGCCATTGCTGAGATGGAGGTTCCGCTTGCTCAGCTTCAAGAGGAGGCTTCAAAAAACCCCGCGACGTCGTCAAAGAACGTGCAAGCACAAATGATCTTTGCCCCTCTTGCCATAGACCAGCCCGGCGAGATGAAGATCCTTTTCACCTCTGATGGCGAGACCATCGAGTCCAACGCCCTTCAAATCATGGTCGCACCAGAAGGCGCCCCTATCATCTTCACCTAGGCCACAGACAACTGTCCCGAAAGCCCGCCCAGTGCGGGCTTTTTTGCGTTCGTTCGCCCAGAAAGTTTAGATTTCTAAAATAAATCCTTGACCTTCCATGTTTAGTTTTCTAAATTTCATTCCAACGAGCCAGCAATCCAGCGCTGGCCCAGGCCACCGAGCCGACCGCTCTTTCGACAATTTGGGAACCCTCTGCTGCGCCAACGTCGCGAGACGCTGGAAGAGGCAAAAGACGCAGCCTGAGCTGGGCCGGACAGTCCAGCCGTGCAAGCCCATGCGTTGCACGCGACGTTGCTCAAGTCACCTGCCAATAGACCAAAGAAGCGAACGCAGGAGTGGGAACGAATCCCGACAAGGAGAAGCGACCGAGATGACACCAATAGGAGGAAACAGCCAATGCAGTACTAAGCCCAGCCGATGTTCGGGTCGGCAATCCGCGCATACGTGCCCCACTCAACGGGCCGCCGGGCTGCACTCAAGCGCGGAGTAACACTGATACCCCATGACCAGCGCTGTATGCCGATTGAAGGCGTTGCGAGGGAAGCCCAAGGCCAAACACATCGAGTCCGAGCTGCTATCGGCAGTGGTGAGGACACACCACCCGCGGGTTGTAGAAGCCCAGCAGGCGAACGCGGGAGAAACACCGATTTCACTGGCTGGCCCTCCACCGAGGGCCAGACGGGAAGTCAATACGCCCTGGAAGATCAGAAAATGAATGAAAAATCATCACGTGCTGTACGCCAGGCACTTCGGATCCTCCGCAAGGAGAAAGACGATCGCGAGGCGCGCATTGAGTACCACGAAACGGTTGGAATGCTGCGCGGCCTGTACTACGGCGGTGAGATCGATTCGATGGAGCTAGTTGCGCTCACGCAACTCGCAGGAAGCGCATACATCAACGCTGGGAAACCCTGGTAAGGAGGCCTGATATGGCTCAATTCAATGTCGATGCGCACCTGAGCAACGGCAAACGCCTGGATTGGATTGCTCTGCCGGAAGGCAACGAGACACCGGATGACGTGCTGATCGAGGTACGCCAGGCCGCCATGAAGAAATTCGGCGACCTCATCTGGTTCAACCGCTGGGACCACGTTGTTGCCAGCAACGGCTACATCACCGTGCGGATGCATGCGTGAGGTACCAGTTCTTCAAGCCGATGCGGGGCTGCCGCATCTTCGCCAGTGAGCAGCACATGACCAAGCCAGCCGGCGAGCTGATCGGTTGGTGCGAGAAAGTCGACGGGAATATCTGCATTTTCAAACCGCCATGTTCGCATGAGCTTGACCGATTCATCTGGAGGCACAAGGACGGTTTAAACCCTTGGTATCTCTACTCAGCATAAACCCATGAATAAACGATTTCTCAGATGCCCTTCGCAAGAGGGGCATCGAGGAAGTCAACGAGCAAGCCAAGGAAACCGTGGCGACATAACGGAACCAGTCAGAGCGCTACCCAAGGTTTTGCTCCTGTAAGGCTGGGGCTTTCCGGACCGGCGTTGTGGGTGCCCCAAGTGGGGATAAGCCTGTGTCGTACGACGAGGAAAGTGCGTGATCTGACCGACTTGCCGCCGTAAGCGGCATCCGATTTCTCAGATGCGCTTGGGTACAGGCGCATCGAGGAAGTCAACGAATCCGGTCAAGAGGGCAAGACATGAACGCATACAAGGCAGGTGACAAAGCCTGCTACCTCGGTCGAGCACGCGCCACTGTACTGGGCAAGACATCGCGCGGCTACCGCATCGAATACTGGGGCCAGGGTGCCCGCGATGGCGAACTGATCCGCGCAACTGTTCCGGCGCGCGACCTGATGCCGATTTGACCACTTCACTGATGCCGCTTCGATGAGGCGGCATTGGGAAGTCAACCGAGGATTCAGAGATGAACCAGATTTCAATCGTGGGCTACGAAAGCGACTGCAATTGCGAGCACTGTGGTCGCGCCCTGAAACATGGAGTTCGCCTTAGCGATGGGCGATTGGTTGGGGCCACCTGCCTCGACAAGAAGCTGACAAAGCCGCGCCAGTACAAAGGCAAGTCGTTCCGCTTTGGCGCCGAGCACATCATCAAAATTGCCAAAGTCGTTCAGTTCTACTCGCCGTCCAATTGGGCGCGCTTTGGTGTTTCCGCATCGAGCACAACTTTTGAAGGTATCGCATGAAGATAAGACCAAAAGCTGGGCCAGCAAGCTTGAAAGGAGACGGGCGTGACTACTCGCGCCTAGTCCTCGCGGCATTCGCCCAGATCACCGAAGACGATGAAATTGATCGGATTGTTGAGCTAAATCGCAGGAAGCGCGAAGTGAATGAAAATGCCAAGAAGCGGTTCTAACCCGCCGCCCTGCCGGCATCACCGAGGAAAGGACATGAGAGTTCACGAGAAATTCAGCAAGAAGGGGGCGAGGCCGCTGGAGTGCGTACAACCAACTGTTCGCACTATCGCCGGCGCCGTACATCCAGTCGCGGTTGAGTTCTTCCAGACGAGCGATTCCTGCGATGGCCGCACCCTCACTGCATTCATGACGCCGCAAGAGGCGATGAAGTTGGCCCTGCATCTGCTGCACGTCGTGCAGGGCGCTATGCGCTAACCCGCCGCCCTGCCGGTAACAGGGTACCACCCGCGCCTGCCGGGTTCCCCAACGCAGGCCCGATCCACCTGGCTCCCCATCGCCAGGCTGTATCGGAGAGTGGTCTGGCCGCACAGCGCTAGGGGTATAGCGTGTGCTGCGGGTACCACCTGAATCAGTTCAGAGTCACGCCGCCAGATGACCCAATCCAGTCGGACAGAGACTCAGCACCGGCCAGACCACTCCCCCATACAGCCACCACGCAATCACAACAGACGGAGGCCCCATGGCGGCCAAATCGTTCAAGCAGATGATCAAGGACGGCGACCTGAAGCGCGCGGATGCGATGAAGGCTCGCCTCGAAGACCTTCACGAAGAGCCCGGCTTCAACCTGCGCGCCGAGGGCGAAGACCTCGAGCAGAGCATCGCGGATCTGGCCGACTACCTGCACCAGGGCGGCATCGTTCCTGCCCTCGAAGTGCGACCGCGCGAAGAAGGCGGCATGTGGGTTGTCGACGGACACCGCCGCCGGCGCGCTTACCTCAAGCTCGACGCCGAGGGCCGTCTGCCGCGTGACCCGAACGGCGAGTTCTGGGTGCCCATCGTTGCGTTCGCCGGTAACGACGCTGAGCGCGTGCTCCGCGTGATCACGTCCCAGGAGGGGCGCAAGCTCTCCCCTCTGGAGCTCGCACACGGCTACAAGCGGCTCATTGCGTTCGGGTGGACCGTCGAACAGATCGCCCAAAAGATGGGGCGCACCCGTCAGCACGTCGACCAGGTGTTGGTCGTAGGCAACGCGAATACCGATGTTCAGCAGTTGATCAGCTCCGGCGCGGTAGCGGCCACCACCGCCGCGCGGATCGTCAGGAAGCACGGCGAGAAGGCCGGGCAGGTGCTCGGCCAGCAGCTCGCGAAGGTGATCGCAGCGGGAGGGACAAAGGTCACCCCCAGAGCGGTAGCCGAGCCGACCGTGCCGCGCGCCATTCTCGATGATCTGCTGAAGGTCACTACCGATATCGTCGATGCCTTCCCTACGGCACTCCGCGCAGGCCTGGCCGAAGGCCCGGAATCGATCACCCTCACCACTCGCTCGGCATGGGTAGAGCGGTTGATGGATCTCGTCGCTCAGGCGAAAGAGTCCCTCCAGGGGTAAGCCATGTTCATCCTTCCATTCCTCATCGGCCTGGTGCTTCACGACCAGCGGCCCGAACCGCTGCGCGCGCTCGAAAGCGACAGCGCCGATCCTGACCTGGGCGCCTCGGCGCCAGCAGGCCGAGAACGATGTACCGCGGGGCGTCCGGAGTTCGGGCTCCAGGCGTCCCGCCCAAAATGCTTCAAACCATAAGGCGGTTTGTAAGTAGGTGCGGGGCGGCGGGCGCCCTGCACCACCCCTCTCTCGACTCCATGCGCCAGCACTCCACGCAATGCCGAGTGCTGACCCATGCAGCCAAGGAATCAATCATGCACGCAACCATCAACTGCGGCGGATGGATCGGCCGCCAGGGCCTCGGCCTTGCTCCCCGTGAACTCGAAGCCACGGCATGGAGCGCCAGCGAACTGACCGCGAAAGAGGTCGCCCGCCGCATGGGCATCGCCCCAGGGACCGTCGAGAAGCGCCTCGACGACGCGAAGTTCAAGCTCGGCGTGCGCAGCGTGCGCGGCCTCGTCCTCGAAGCGTTCCGCCGCGGGATCATCTCGCCGGCCGTCTTCGTTCTCGCCTTCCTCGTCGCCGGTCACCCGCTGATCGATGACGACCACATGAACCGGAATCGCAGGCCCAGCAACGAGCGGAGGCTCACCGAAGCCCGCACCGTGCGGCGCCTCGAAGAAATCACCATCGCGTAGGAGAACCACCATGCTCAAGCATCAGGAACAAACCGAAGTTCTCGCCGGCCTGCTCTCCCAAACCGCCCTCGCCCGCCTGGCGTTCGTTCAGCGGCTCATGGCTCCTGCTGTTGCGGAACCATTTCGGGTAGTGCCTCAGGGTCGCGGGTTCTTCCACATCGTCGAGACCGCTACTGGCGCGGTGCGCGGATTCCGCCGGAACCACAACGAAGCATGCGCATACGCAGAGCACTTGAAGCGCCAGCAGGCCGCCAAGTGACCAGGCGTAGAGCAATTCGAACCGGCGGCATCGGTGCAGCCCTGGGCTTCATCGTGCTGGTGTTCATGCTCCCCGCTGCAGTCCGACAGCAGCCGACTAAGACCCCGCCGGCCGCAGCGGCGCCACCAGTTCAAGAGGCGAAGCCGCGAACAGCCTCCTACCGCGCCAGCACCCCAAGCCAACAAACCTACATCTTCTGACCGGAGCCGAATGGTGATCAGCAAACGCCAGGCCCTGCTCAGGAAGCCATGGCGAGAGCTGACTACCCGAACGACTGAACTCGGCGTCGAGAAGCTTTGCCCCGGCTGCCTGCAGTGGTGGCCACAAGATGAAGAGTTCTTCTCCTTCATCTCCACCAGATGCCACTTCCACAACGAATGCCGCGCATGCAGGGCAGCAGCCCAAGCCAGGCGGCGACAATCGAGGATCGCAGCATGAGCCTGCCAATCAATGCACTGAAGGATGACGAACTGCTGCACTACTCGCAGTTCGATTCAGGGGCGGCCGACGAGCTGGCAAGACGGCTCGCAACGGGCGACCTGCATATAGTCGATGAGCTAAGCGAGCTTGAGGAATACGCCAGGGAGCTGGAAGAAGGGAAAGAAGAGGCAGACGACGACCTTGAGGTTGAGCGGGCAAAGTGCCGCGATGCGATCGCCGTTCTCGAAGCCACAGTGCAGTTTAAGCCAAAGACGGTAGACGACGCGCTGCATGCAATCAGGTCGGCGATAGAAATTCTGGAGGGCTGATGGCCAAGACCAACGCCCAGCGCCAGCGTGAAAAGCGCCAGCGACAGCGAGAGGCCGGAATACCCGAGCGCAAGCTTCCATCCCCGCCGGCGATCGACGCCGCTTTCGAACGGCTACAGGCGGTCGGGGATTTCGAGGATTGGAGGGAAGCGATCTCGACGCTGCTCCTCAACGCCTCCGCCCTACCCGATGCCGACCTTCTGCCTCTCCTCGTCGTGTCGCGACACGAATACACGCCCAGCGAAAGCGTGTCGCGACAACTACTCGCCGCCGGACTCTCCGTCGCCGACGACGAACAGTAACCCACCACCAGATCACCGACGCTAGCACGCCTGGCGCGGCTCTACTCGTCCTGAGGATTACCACATGCAGCCAGTAATCTACGCAGGTCTGCGCAACCCTGAGCGCGACAAAGCCATAGCTGAGGCACTTCACTGCAAATCAGTTGCAGAGGTAGCCGAAGAGTATCGGCGCGCACCAAGTTCTATCCGCACGGCCGCCAAGAGAATTGAAGACCTCTCTTTGTTCGAGCTAACCCTTACAGGGGGGGGGAAGGACATGCAAATAGGGGCAGTTGCGGCAAAGACATTCAGACGCGCCGCGATGGCCGCCTATCGCCACTTCCACGGTACGTTTCGCCATCTAGAGCTGGATATTTGGGCAATTACAGATGGAACAAGAAGGATGGCCATAGGCGAACTCAGAGCTATGGACTGTGGCGTTGTTTCTGTAACCAGTGACGACAAGGCGGTGTCATCATGATGCACCGCGTCTACTTGTCCGGCCCCATGACCGGCATTCCCGATTTCAACTACCCCGCGTTCAACGCAGAGGAGAAGCGCATTCGCGCCCTCGGTTACTTCGTCGAGAACCCGGCGGTCAACATGGTCTACCGTGGCGCGCCGTGGGAGGCGTTCATGCGCGATGGGATCAAGCGCTTGATGGACTGCGACATTCTCGCGTTGCTCCCCGGCTGGGAGCGGTCCCGCGGGGCGAACATCGAGCGCGGTCTGGCTATCACACTCGGCATGCGCGTCGTCGACGCCGAGGCACTCCCTCCGCCCGATTTCGTCTGCAAGTGCCGCACAATTCAGTTCACCTGCTGCTCGGTACCGAGCGACAACGATCCGTTCGTGTGTCGCCGCCTGGCCGGCATGCCGGCATACCTCTCCCCGGGGGATCAACTGGCAACCGCACGCCAGGCGCTCGAAAAGATCGCCGCACTCACCGACGTCTCTACCGGCGGTATCGGTATGGACGTGCTCAAGATCGCCAAGCAAGCCATTTCCACGTGCCGCCCTCCTGAGGAAACGCCATGTCAGGCGCCTACTACAACGAAATCGACCCATATGCCGCTCAGTGGCTTCGAAACCTGATCGCCGCCGGCCACATAGCACCTGGCGACGTAGACGAACGCTCGATCGAGGATGTTCATCCAGATGACCTCAAGCACTACACACAATGCCACTTCTTCGCGGGAATCGGCGTCTGGTCGCTCGCCCTTCGCCGCGCCGGCTGGCCAGATGATCGACCTGTTTGGACCGGTTCCTGTCCTTGCCAACCTTTCTCCGCGGCAGGCAAAGGAGCTGGGTTTGATGACGAGCGGCACCTCTGGCCGCACTGGCATTGGCTCATCGGCGAGCGCCGCCCTCCAGTCATCTTTGGAGAACAGGTTGCGAGCAAGGACGCAGAACCTTGGCTCGACCTTGTACAAGCTGACATGGAAGGAATGGCGTATGCCGTCGGGGCTGTTGCGTTCCCGTCTGCGGGCGTCGGTGCCCCGCACATCCGTGACCGCACGTACTGGGTGGCCAACGCCGCAAGCGCGGGACGGAGACTCGAATGGCAGAACATCCAGTCTACAGACCGCCCTGAAGCGATTCGCACAAGGGAGGCGCAATCTCGACGACGGGGCACAGCTTGCCGGATGGGCCACACCAGCGGCCAGGGACTGGGTGAGTGCATCAGCCTCGGCGGAATTCCTGGCGGAACGCTTGGAGCAGACGCGAGGCAAGCCGCTCAGCGAGCAGGCATTTACCTTGGCTGGATGGCCAACCTGCACAGCGAACGATGCGGAGAAGCGCGGCAAGGTGAGCTATCGGGAGAACGCCCCGATTGGGTTGAATGCGATAGCAACGCTATCAGGCCCGGCTCGGTTAACGGCCCATGGGCAGATGCTGACTGGATCTTCTGCCGGGATGGAAAGTGGCGGCCAGTTGAACCCGGCTATGAGCAGATGGCTGATGGGGCTTCCAGCAGCCTGGGACGAGTGTGCTCCAGAGCCATTAGCCAAGCGGAGGAAGACGTAAATGAATGGGCGATCCGATATCAAGCCGACCCAAGCGAAGGCCTGCGCAGAGTGTGGGACAACCTTCAGCAGGAGGCGCTTTGCGAGCGGGAGGCTGGAAGATTTTCAGGCGTTCAATCGCCGGCTGTACTGCTCGCTTTCCTGCGCCAACTCACAGAGCAAGGGTGGCGATTCACGGACGCGCTGGCATGCACGAGCGCAGCAGCACCGCAAATCGTCGTGCGAGTCATGCGGTTCGACCCAAGCGCTGCACGTACACCACTGCGACGAGAACTGGCGGAACAACTCGCCGGACAACCTTCAGACCCTGTGCGAGAGCTGTCATCGATCCTGGCACATCACGCAGCGCAATGCTGGGGGAACGCCTGCCGGGAGAAAGCCGGCGCTGCCAGCTTCCCGCTCTCCCACAACGCTCCCTCCCGAGTGGGACGACTGCGCGCCTACGGAAACGCCATCAATGCTGAAGCGGCGACGCAATTCATAGCCGCATACCTAGACGCTACCTCATAGCGAGGAATCCCATGGAACCCCTCAACCTGACCGCGCTGTTCCTGGACGGCGAGGATGGCCAGCGCCTGGCCGAGGTCAACGGCCTCCCCCGCCTCGGCGCTCTGCTCTCCTCCTCTCAACTGCGCCAACTTGCGCGCCAGCTCAACGAGATCGCAAACGACGCAGACCAGGACGCAACTGGTTTGCACACCTACGCAGCGCCACCGTATGGAGCCTGCCAGCCATGTCATTCGACGAAAGCCCCGCAGTCCGCCGCATAAACGCCCTCTACCCCTCTAACGCGCCAGCCCGCTACCTGCACATTCCCACCGGCATTCACTGGGTCGTCATCGACAGCCTGGGTGAGGTCATTCAACTCGAAAACATCGAGCGCCGGCGCCGACTGATAACCGTTTCTGACCTCGAAACCGAGGCCTGGAGAAAGCTCCCATGACCAAAGCAAATGAATGCACCTGCCCTTCCGGCGATGGCTCCCTCCGCCATCCCTGTCCGGCACATCCGGCGTCGGTAGAGCTGGCGGGCGTAGGTGCCAAGCTGACCTTCATCAACGGAAGGCCCGCCATGTGCGGGTGCCAAGTGGAATACAGCAGCGGTGGAGGCGAGTACTCCGACGTGATCGACGTGACGCTGTGTGCCAAGCACTCTGGCAGCGCGATTCTGGACCTGGTGGCGACCAACCGAATCGCTCTGACGCCGGAGTACGAAGGCCAGTGGCACGCGGACTTCTACCTGGATCGGGAGATTCCTCTTGCGAAGGCCGAGGGCGCGACTCCGGCCGAGGCGGTCCTTGCCCTCATGTCGGCAGAGCGCATCGATCCCGAACAGGAATCGGTAGAGCAGGCAGGCGGGGATGAGCGCGTGATTGGCTGGCGTGAACGAATTCTGGCGGCGCATCCCAACAGCGATCCTGGCTTCTGGCCGGACGCACTACTGGTTGAGCACATGGCGGCAGAGATTGCAGACCTGCGAGCCGCCCTGGCGCAACCCTCCCCGGTTTCCGAGCCTCTGATTTACGCCTGCAAGAGCCTTGCACAGATAACCAGTTCCGATGGAAGCGGGCACGCAGATATCGCCTTGGCCATTCTCAGAATGGCAGGCGTCTGCGATGACGAGCGAGAACGGCTTGTGAATGAGTGGAAGGCTGCCCGTGCTTGGAAGCCCTCCCCGGCGCAGGCCGAGCAGGCAGAGGCGGAGCGGCCGGAACTTTGGGCTGTCCATGCCCAGGGGCCGGACGAACTGTACGCAGCATTCACCCGCGAAGACGCGGAGAAACATGCCGCCGAGCTGAACGCCCTGCCGATGCCTGAAGGGATCGCGGTTGGTGCCGTGGTCGTTCCCTCCCCCTGGCCGGAGGCGGAACACTGGAAGTATCTCGCCGAGCAAGAGCGAGACCACAAGAACGAAATCGCTGTGCGCCTGCGCCAGTTCGAGCGCATCTGCGAAGGGCTGCCGCAAGACGCCATCGATGGTGGCTGGACCGTGCAGGGCATTCGCGGCTATGCCAAGCGCTTGGAGGATCAACTGAAGGCCGCCCAGGCTCAGCACAGCGTGCCGGAGGCGAAGCTGTCCGATCCGACAGCAGTTCATCAGTGGCAATTCAGCAACGCATGGTTCGACGGTAGCGAAGAGGTTGTGCTGAAAGCCGGCAAAGAAGGATCGCCTATCCGCACCCTCTACGCCGCCCCACCAGCCCAGGCTCAGCACGGCGTGCCGGAGGCTTCTGAGCAGGGAAAAGAACAGGGCTGGACTCTCGACTACCGGTTCGTCGAACGTGTTACCGATCTTGCAGCGAGTCGGACGGAATACACCACGAGCATGGAGGCTACAGAGCAGGTTCTGTTGGCGGCTCGCGAACTGCTCGCCGCTGCGCCCGGCAAGGAGGGGGTGTGATGGCCGTTTACGTCGACGACATGAACGCAACGTTTGGCCGCATGAAGATGTGCCACATGCTCGCGGACACGACCGAGGAACTGCTCGCAATGGCAGACAAGATCGGTGTTCAGCGGAAGTGGATTCAGCATGCCGGGACCATCAAGGAGCACTTCGATATCTGCCTGTCGAAGAAGTCAGCAGCTCTCGCAGCCGGGGCCGTGGCTATCACGTACCCAGACGGCGTAGCAGAGATCATGAAGCAGCGTCGAGCAGCCAGCAAGGAGGGGATGTGATGGCTTTTCTCTACGCATCTGGCGATCCGCGCGGCGAACCGAAGCTGACGCTTGAACAAGACGAATTTGGAAAATGGGGGTGGCGTGTATGGTGCCCGCTCGGTGCTCGACCTGAGCGCCAGGCGCAAGCTCATGCTTTAGCGGAAAAACTCAACAGCCCGACTGGGCGCCTTAGCAGGCCCCGTCATGAGTCGCTGCCACCACGAAAGGAGGTAGGTCATGAGTGAGGTGAAGCGGTTCGACCACGTGAACCATGCTCACGTTGATGACTGTGAGCGCAGTGAGAACCCCGAAGGAGCGTGGGTGAAGGCCTCCGACTACGACGCCCTAGTCGCCAAACTAGCCATGGCCGAGGACGCAGCGGCAAAGGGAGATGCTGCCCGCCAGCAGTGCGGCGGCATGGAGATGGAGATCCAGGAGCTGCGCGAGAACGCGGCAAAGCTCGCAGCATTCGCACAGGAGATCATCAGCGGAGCCCTGGAGGGCGGAAGCTTCGATGGTGCGGAACTCCAGGAAAGTGCCGAACGCCATGGGCTGATCGCAAAGCAGGTGATGCGCGAACCATGCCGGGGACCGGAAGAGTACTGCGCATGCGCCTGGTCTACCTCGTTCCCGACTGAATGCTACCGGATAACGGCAGAACTTCGCGCCCTGCTCAACCAGGACAAGGAGAACGGCAATGGCTGAAAAGCTGTCCCTCGTCGGGTTCATCAGCGAATTAGGGGTCAGTCGATCGCTCGCTGGTCGTTGCGGGCATGTATCAAGAGAGAGAACCGAGCGCAGGACCAAGGCACTCTACATGGTCCCGGATGGTCATGTGCCAGTCGCCGAGGACTTGCTGCGACGCATAGAGCGGGAGTGCCGCCGAGAGTCCGATTGGAACTGCGAAAACGTTCCGGCAGGAACGAACGCGGCCACGACACGCGCGAAGAAGATGCTTGAAATTGCGAACGACCTGCGCGCCCTGCTGAGCGAGCAAGCATAGCCACCCATCGCCAACCACTGTACGCATATACAGCAATTCGGATAATGGGATACCCACTACCCGGATTGCATATGCGCACGAAACCCTTCCGCCCGCCGCGCCGGCATGAGATCGCCGGCCTCCGCTACTACCGCACCGCGTCAGCTTACAACTGGCTCGGCGTAGCGATGGCACATCCGACTCGCGCAATCCAGTTGCTGCTCGAACAGTGTGAGCCAGACGTGCTTTCGCCGATGTTCGAGATTGAGATCGACGCGATCCTGCGTCAGGCCGATGAGTACGCAAAGACCGGCCAGGTGCTCGAGCGCGAGCAACTGCGCGAAATGCTCATGCACCTGATCTCAAAGGCCGCGGGCGACTGATCCGGAGCCCTTCACATGAAGAAAGCCCTATCCAGACTTGCGGCAGTAGCCGTCATCGGCGCCAGCCTGGTCGCGCTACACGCAGTGATCGAACTCGCGCCAGCATTCGCAGCCCTGCAATGGGGCTGCTCGTTCTAACCGCACGGTAGCCGTATAGGCTGCCAGTCCCCGAAAACAATTTTCCCGACCAGCGCCAGCAGGACGGGGAGGTATTGTCCAATGAAACTCGTAACCCTAGAAGAATGGGCGGCTGAGCACTTCAGGACGCCGCCGAGTATCAACACCCTCCGCAGGTGGGCAAGGGATGGCTGTATTATCCCTACTCCCGTAAAGCATGGTCGAAGCTACTACGTGAGCCCGGATGCGGAGTACAGCAGTCAAGAGCCCGCCAAACGCTCCGCACCTGGCGACAGTCTGATATCCCGCATTAAGAGCGCACGCCATGGCACCAAGGCCGCGTAAAGAGGGGTCCAAGGACCTCCCGCCAAACTTGTACAAGAAGACGGACTCTCGGTCAGGCGTAACCTACTACGCCTATCGAGATCCAGTAAGCGGCCGGATGTTCGGCCTGGGCAAGGACAAGGCTCGCGCGATTCGGGAAGCGATCGAAGCAAACCACACGGAAGCGCTTCAGCCGACTATCGCCGACAGGCTCAGTTCTGAGCCATCACGTACGCCGCGGCTATTTGACGACTGGCTCACCGAGTACGAAAAGATCTACGCCGAGCGCGGCCTGGCGGCGGCCAGTGTCCGTAATACTCGGATGCGCCTGAAACGGCTGCGCGCCAGGTTCGGAACGACGGACATCCGGGATATCGGGACCATTGATGTGGCCGGCTACTTCTCGGAGATGGCGAAGGAAGGGAAAGCACAAATGGCCCGAGCCATGCGATCCCTTCTGCGGGATGTTTTCATGGAGTCGATGGCGGCCGGATGGACTGACAAAAACCCGGTGGAGGTGACGAAGGCGGCGCGGGTGAAAATCAAGCGCGAGCGCCTGACCCTGGAGACATGGCGTCTGATCTATGCCGAGGCGAAACAGCCATGGTTGAAAAGAGCCATGGAACTGGCGGTTATTACCGGCCAGAGGCGGGAGGATCTTGCAGCAATGCAGTTCAAGGACGAGCAGGACGGATACCTGCAGGTTGTTCAGTCGAAGACGGGCATGCGCCTTCGTATAAGCACGTCGATTGGTCTGGCTGCCCTTGGTCTCGATCTGGCCGCAGTGATCAAATCATGCCGCGGGAGGGTTCTTTCCCGCTACATGATCCATCATCACCGCACCATCAGTCGCGCCAAGGCTGGGCAGCCGATTATGCTGGACACCATAAGCGCCGCGTTCGCTGATGCGAGGGACAGGGCGGCGAAGAAGCATGGACTCGATTTCGGCGCCAGCCCGCCAAGCTTCCATGAGATGCGATCCCTGGCTGCCAGGCTTCATGAAGAAGAAGGGCGCGATGCGCAACGCCTGCTCGGCCACCGCTCCGCGAAGATGACGGATCTCTACCGGGACAGTCGGGGCGCCGAATGGATCGACGTGGCATAA